GTCACCGCACATCAGGCCGATCCGGGTTAACGATGATCAGGAATGGTTCGTGATGTTTGTGCCGTCGCTGCCGTTCCGCGATCTGCGCAACGATCCCACCATCATCAACAGCCTCGAATACGCCTGGACCAGAGGCGCCGACAATCCGCTCTTCACCGCAGGCGATCTGCTCTACGACGGCGTCGTCATCCGCGAAATCCCGGAATTGCCGGTCATTCCTGGCGCTGGCTTAGCCGGCATCGATGTGGCGGGCTCCTACCTGTGCGGGGCGCAGGCACTAGGGATCGGATGGGCGCAAAGGACGCGTTCAACCATTAATACTCGTGATTATAACTTTATGCACGGTGTAGGTGTGCAGGAGATCAGAGGCGTCGGAAAACTACGCTTTGGGACGGACCCTACAACCGACCCTAATACGCCCGTCGACAATGGAATAGTCTCTGTCTTCAGTGCTGCGGTCGCCGACGCGTAACGAACGTGCTATGATGTAAGCGAGCCGCGAGGGTGCTTGAGACACTCTCACGGCTCTGACCGCAACTGACGGATGGAGCGTCAATCGTGGCTGACAAATGGAAGGCTGCCAATCGGGCAAAGGTCAATGCCGCAGAAAGGGAAGCCCGCTTACGCGACCCCGACAGGTACAAGGCCCACGTAGCAAAATACCTCGCAACCGATAAAGCGAAGGAGACGCGGCATGCGTACTATCTGGCGCATGCAGATGAGATAAAGCGTCGGGCGAGAAAGCGGGCTGAACAGAACCCGGAACGCACTCTAGAGGCTAGTCGCCGTCACTACAGTGCCAACAAAGAGCGTATAAAGCAGCGCACCATTCAATGGAACGCTGCCAACCCTGAAGGCCAGCGCACGAGGCGTCGCAACTACCGTGCAAGACTGAACGGCGCCGATGGCTCGCACACCACGGAAGACATCCAGCGCATTGGGGATGCCCAGAACTGGAAGTGCCACTGGTGCGGTAAGTCCACGAAGCGGAACTACCACGTCGATCACGTCGTTCCTCTCAGCAGAGGCGGTTCCAACGAACCCGGCAACCTCGTGATCGCCTGCCCTCGCTGCAACAACCACAAGCGCGCAACCGACCCGATCGAGTTCGCTCGTCGCCTCGGGCTTCTGATCTAACAACGAAAGGACATCCGATGTCGCAGCAATACCCGCCCCAGCAATACCCGCAGGGGCAACAGCCGTATCCGCCACAGGGTCAGCCGCCGCCTTACCAGCAGCAGCAGGGCATGCAGCCACCCCCCTCCCCGCAGCCGCCGCCGCACCAAAGGCCGCCACAGCCTGGGCAGCCAGGGCCCAAGCCGCCCACAGCGGAGGAGAAGGCGGCCGCCGACAAGCATGACGCCGAACAGCGGGAGGCGCGGGCGTACAACAGCATCGGCGCGCAGATCATCCTCGACTTCAACGGCGATGGCTCGCTCGGTGTACGCGGCGGTATTTCCGACTCGATGGCGGAGAACGCTGCCGCACGCGATGCGCACTACATCGCGCTTGGCCTCGATCCGATGGATCCAGCCGGACCGCCGCCGACACAAGAGGTGCTGAAGGCACGGCAAGAGGCAGAGAAGGCCATCGCAGAGGCCCACGCCAAGGTGCAGGCGGCGCATGCGACACCCGGCAGCGGAGCGGCCTCGCGCGTCTCCAGCCTCGCCGCCGGTCTCATGACCGAGCCGGGTGATGTGCCGGAGCCACCGCCGCCGACGCGGTCTCCCGGAATGGCGCCAGCGCCTAATCCAGGCTCCGCAACAACCGTGTCGGTGTCTAAGACGGTATGACCGTCTCGGTGAGCACGCTCGGGCAGCAGGTATTGCGTCGCCTGGGCGTGCGCATCGTGCCGCTCGCCGACTCGCCCGACTTCACCAACATGGTGCCGGCCGCAACCATCGCCACCCTGGCACTGATCGAGCTCGGCGTCATTGCCTCGGACGAAACACCGTCGGCAACCGATCAAGCGCTGCTGGAAGACAAGGTGCTGTCGGTGCACGCAGCGCTCGATGCGCAGGGCATCGTCTACTGGACCGGTCCTGATATGCCGCGCGCCTTCGCCGAGGAATACACCAAGCTGGCGGCTGCGTCCGCGGCTAGCAGCTTTGGCAAGTCGATCGATCCGCAGATCGTGCTGATGCTCGAGGCGCGTATCCGCAAGGGCGTGATGGTGCTGAGCGCTGACGACAACGCCAACCAGGCGGTGCAGGCGGTGCACGACGATCTAGCGATGCGCGGACTGACGCGATGGACGAGCCTGGACATACCGGAGGCGGTTGGCGAGGCGTATCAGATCCTCGCCGCGGATCGCCTCGCGCCGCTGTTCAATGCGGAGACCGATCCGCGCGATACGCAGGCCGCGATGGTGGCGATCTACCGCTACATCGCGCTGCCCAGCAGCGGCGAGGCTGTGCCCGCAGCCTATTTCTGAGGGACCGTCAGGATGGCCTACACGCTGGACTATTCGGACTATCCGGTAATCCCGTCGCCGCCCGTGGTCGGACCGCCGGGGCCGCCGGGTCAGCAAGGACCGCCTGGGCCCGTCAGCACCGTCCCAGGGCCACCGGGGGCGACGGGTTCGGCGGGAGCGACCGGGCCGCAGGGCGCACTAGGTGCTACCGGACCAGCCGGGCCACAGGGCGCCACCGGGCCACAGGGCGCCACCGGGCCACAGGGACCGCAGGGACCGCAAGGCGTGCCTGGAACCGGCGCTGCCGGTGTGAGCACATGGAACACTCGTAGCGGCGATGTGGTCATGGCGTCGGCCGATGTAATGACCGCGCTGACCTACACGCCTGCACCGCTCGCCAATCCGCATTTCAGCGCAGGGTTGTTTGAAACGCGGGCGGCTGTCGCGGCAAGCGCGATTGATCTGAATACCGCGAGCTTCTTTACCAAGACTGCGGCGGCGGCATTGACCTGGACGGCGGCCAACGTGCCGGCGACGGGGACGGTGGCGAGCTTCATTCTGGAACTGACCAACGGGGGCGCGTTCACGCAGACTTGGTTCCCTAATACGCGATGGGCGGGAGGGACCGCGCCCGTGCTGACGGCGGCGGGGCGCGATGTGTTGGGGTTTTACACGACCGATGCTGGGGCGAATTGGAACGGGCTCATGCTGGGCAAGGGGATGGCGTGAGCGTTCGATCACTCTTGATGGCAGCGGCGGGCGGCCCAAGCTTCCCGTTGACCGATGGGAGCAAGTGGAAGGCCGTCACCGCGCCCACCGGCAATAGCGTCGCGATCTGCTTTGGCGCCGGACGGTTCGTCGCGGTGGGCAACAATGTCAGCATGTTCTCCACCGACAACGGGAACACCTGGACGGCCGGGGGCACGCTCGGTGGACTGGCATGCAACCACGTTGCATTTGGCAATGGTGCCTTCGTCGCGGCCTATGGCGACTCCGTCAACGGGCCGCTTTCCTATGCACGATCGACTAATGGCGGTGTGACCTGGACAACCAGCCAGATCGCCGCTGCCCCGTATGTGGCCGTATCCGGCATGGTGTACGGGGCCGGCGCTTTCGTCATCATGCTTAGTTCCGGCACTGCCTGCTATACGTCGCCGGATGGTCTGACTTGGACCTCGCGCACCACGCCAGATGGGTATTACAGCAAGCCGGTTTTCGGTGGCGGACAGTTTGGCGTGTTCGGTGTATCCACGTTCGCGACTTCCCCCGATGGCGTGACCTGGACAACGGTAGGCAATCCCTCGAATGGGCGTGCCGCAGTCGCCTATGGCGCTGGCGTTTATGCCGGCACCGGAAGCGCCAGCGAAGGATCGACATCGCCAACCGGCGCAACGTGGACCGAGCGTACCTATGCGCCGTCCGGCACAACGTGGAACGATATTGCGTTCGGCACCAGCAACTTCGTCGCGGTTGCCAGCGGCACCACGGGCGGGGCCACCACGTCGCCGAACGGCATAGCCTGGACCTCGCGCACCATGCCGGCGGCGGGAACCTGGAGCCGCATCGCCTATGGCAACGGCGTGTTTGTCGCGATCGGGCCGCAACCTACTGTTGCTGTTTCGACCCCGTGAGGCGCGGATGACCCTGTTTATCCACCCGCCTACCATGACCTACCCGGTGACAGTCTATTGGTTGCGGACGTGGAACCCCGACACGTCATACCCCGACGAACCGGCCGCCGCGGATTTCGTCGCCGCCGGTTGCGAGCCGGTGACGCCCACCGAGGCGCCGGCGCCGCCGGATGGCTACCGGGCGATGGAAGGGCTGCCCGAGCAGAACCCGGTCGAGGGAAACTGGCAGCAGACCTGGACGGTGGAGCAGGTCCCGCCGCCGCCGGTACCTGAGCCAGTCGAGCTGCCCGCCCCCCCGGAGGGGCCGATGGACGCGGCGACCAAGCAATACGTGGACGACAGCGTCGCCGCACTCGCGCGGCGCCTGGGAGTCTGACCACATGAGCAGCACCATCGACGACGGGCTGGACTTCGGCGGGTATCCGCAGCCGCCGTCCGTGCCGCCTGACCCCACGGGCGAGGACTGGCGCGGGCCTCCAGGGCCTCCTGGTCCGCCCGGGCCGGGGCTGACGCTGTCCAACGTCATACCGCCGATGGACGGCGTGGGAGCGCCTGGGCTGGCCAGCACGGCCGCGCGCGGCGATCACCAGCATCCGGCGGATACCTCGCTGATGCCGCTGAGTCCATCGCCGGTCACGGCCACCGGCAGCACCACGCCGCGCTCGCTGCAGGATCGCGCAGCCGATGTGATCAACGTCAAGGACTACGGCGCCACCGGCAATGGCACCACCTTGGACACCGCAGCAATCCAGGCCGCAGCTGCCGCAATTCCGGCAAACGGCGCCGTACTGTATTTCCCGCGCGGTCAATACCTGCTGTCCGGCAGCGTGCCACTCAGGAGTAATACCACGGTGCGTGGTCAGCACGGCGCCAGCGTGGTAGTCGCCGCACCGGCGGCGCAGTGGACCTCGACCGACAGCGATACCGCAGCAACCGGCGCAATCGGGCGGGTGTTCAAGAACATCGGCAACGTCGGGGGCAACACACCGCCATCGCCGCACGACACGAATATCGTCATCGAGGACATGGCGTTTCTATTCCCGCGCGACCATCCGAACTATGGCGGCGGCTTCTGTCACATCATCCAGTTCTTCGGCGCCGACAACGTCACGGTGCGCAACTGTATTTCGGATGGCGGCGCCGATCTGGTGGCATTCGTGGACTGTCTTACCACTCTCGCCGAGAACAATGTCGCCACGAATGTTTCAAACTGCGCCATCGATCATTGGAACGGCACCTGCAATAGCCGGGCGATCGGCAACTATATAACTACGCTGCCAACAGCGGGCGGTGGTTGCGGCGGCATCTTTTGGACCGGCATGGATATCAGTGGCAGCAATCCAGCGCTGACGCTGGGCTTTGTCTGCGTAGGCAACCAGATCGTCGTTAATCACCCGTCAGGTCAGGCGATCGATCTCAACTCGACCAATGCCGGACCGGCCGCCAGCCGGATCATTATTGCAAATAACAATATATTCGTGAACGGCGTCGACAGCTACGGCATCCTGGCAATCGGCGCCGAGGAGCACGGCATTATCGAGGGCAACTATCTGGAGGGCGGCAATGGCGCTTCTTGTGCCATCGGCGTGGCCACGCCAGCGACCTATTGGTCGATCGCCAACAACCGCATCAACAACTGGACGGCAGGAGCAAACGGCATCATTCAGGTGACCGGGAGTGCGTGCTCCGTCCACGACAACCACGCCATCGGATCATCGTCCCCGCTGGTCAACATGGCGGCCGGCAATATCAGTTATGGCAATAGCACTGGGCTGGGGCGTCTTCCTGTTGATGTCGGGATGACCTTCGGCTCGGTGTTCGCAGCGTCCAGTCAGGATTTGACCAAACACCTTGACCTTTATGGCGGGATTGTCGGTGTCGGGGTCTCATCGGGCCGAATGAACCTGGTTACCCCGAGCGGAGCTTACTCCGCCTTTGTCACCAACGGCGTGGATATACTTCTGGTCGAGGGGGCGATCGTGGTCAGCTCTGTCCCTGTGGCCGCGGTCTCATTCCAGACCGGCGGCACCTCGGGGCCGACGTGGACAGCGGGCAACGGCCTGCCATCCGGCACACATACCCGCGGCTCGCTTTATTCTCGGTTGGATGGACCTGTCGGTGGCACGCTTTACGTGTCTGCCGGTGGCACCGTTTGGAACGCGGTGGCGGGAGTGTGACATGAGCGACACCCAGCATCAGATTCAACCCAATGCGCTGCTGTCGGTCTCGCTGCCGGCCGCGCGGTGGAATACCGTGCTCATGCTGCTGGAGACTGCCGTCGGCTCGTTGATCAGCGACATCCAGCAGCAATGTCTAAGGCAGTCGCAGCCGGCCATGCAGCCAATGCCGGCGCGCGGCAACGGCGCTGATCCGGAGCGTCCAGAGGCCCGCGAGTAGCTATGCAACAGACAATCTTTGCGCCCTACCTGCGCACATCGCCGGTGCACATCCCGCGCCGCGACCTGGTGCTGTACTCCTCCGACAGCCTCTCGCTCCGCGTCACCGTGGTCGAGAGCGACAACCCGGCGGCGGCGCAACTCGTGCTCACCGGCGGCATCGGCGGACCCGTGGCACAACTGGTGATCTGGGCCAATTACCACCTGTTCGCCGGCCAATACGGCAGCTACGGCTACAGCTATAGCTACGGCTGGGGATACGACTACGGCCGACCGCCGACGCCAGACGGCACCGTGCTGTGGTCGAGCGCGGGCGTGCCGCAGATCGGCCTCGGCTCGTTCGACTTCTTCATCCCGGCCGACACGCTGATGAGCTTTCCGCAGCGCTGCAGCTGGGGCGTGCAGCTGAACTGGACCGGACAGAAATCCGACCTGCTGTATCACGGCACCATGAACATCCACGGCGGCGCACGCTTCGGTGCGATCACGGTGCCGGCCGACGAACAATACCTGCTGACCGACGACTACATCCCCGTCCTCGAGGACGACAACGACCCCGTCCAGCCCTGAAGGAACCACGATGTCAGGCACCGACGACGACGACACGATCGAAGGCATTCGGATTGTCGATATGCCGGACCTCGGCGTGGTCACCGACGGCGCTTCGTTCGTCGGCGAGTATGCCGGCTCCGGTCGCTTCACCGCCCCGGCACTGAAAGCCTACATCGGCACCAGCACCGGCGGTGGTGGCGGCATTCCCGAGGCACCGGCCGACGGACAGAGCTATCTGCGCCGCGGCAGCAGCCAGTCGTGGGTCGCCAATACCGGCACGGGGGGCGGCATCCCTGATGCGCCGCTGGACGGTGCCCTGTATGGCCGCCAGAACGCGCACTGGGCGGTGGTCACCGCCTCCGGCGGCATCCCCGACGCACCCATCGACAGCACCACCTACGGCCGCAATAACGGCGCCTGGCTGCGGGTCAACACACCGACCCCGATCAAGCAGTGGATCAACGTCCAGGATCCCACCTACGGCGCCAAGGGCGACGGCACCACGGACGACACGGTGGCCGTGCAGGCTGCCTTCACCGCCGGTCAGACCGCAGGCGCCGCAGCAATCTACTTCCCGGCCGGCACCTACAAGCTTAGCGCACAGATCACGTTCGCCTTCTCGGCAACGCTGCTGGGCGTCAGCATCTTCGGCGACGGCATCGAGGTCACGCACCTGCTGTGGGCGGCCGGCGGCGGCATCAAGGTGACCTACCACGACGCGTTCAATAGCGTGGACGTTCACGGTCTGTCGTTTGAGTGCGCCGTGGCCGGTGGTTCCACGGTCGGCCTCACGCTGACCAACCCGGCGCTGCCGTCCGGCGCCTTATCTGCTCCGACCAACATTCACCATTGCGCGTTCAAGGGCAGCGGATCGTATGACGCTCCTGGCTCGTACTGGGGCTGGGCACTCACTGTCTACCAGATGTCCAACGTCAACTTTGACAGCCTCTATTTCGCTGCGCCGAACGGACTGGGAAACGGCATCTCGGTGGCCGGAACATCGGGTAACACCCCATGCGTATTCAATTGCGTGAACTGCGTCTGGACCGGCGGTAATGTCTGCTTCACTTACGGCAGTTACGTGCAGGGCAGCTGCTTCACCCAGTGCAATATGACCGGTTGCAATGTCGGTATCCTGGTCCCGACTGGCGAAACCGGTCTTGATCAGCTGGCGGCGACGGGCTGCCAGTTCGGCACGGCTCAGGCCGGCATCCGCGCGCAGACCCAGGTCAGCTGCATGCTGCTATCGAACAACCTGTTCATCAACACCGCCGCAAACGGAGTCGGCGTCTCCATCGCCTCGGCCAATGTGTGCCAGATCACCGGCAACTCGTTTGTCGGCATCAGGAACGGCGATACCGCGCTCGTCATCACGACCACCGTCGGGGTCGGCGGCGCGGTCGTCGGCAACAACTTCAACAACTGGGGCACCGATGTAAACCTGGGGACCGGCACCGTCGGGTTTCAGTTCGTCAACAACAACTACTTCAACAGCAATGCGCAGCTGGTCAACGGCGGCGGCCTCGCCAACCAGATCCACGATCAGGTCACCACGTTCAACGGGTTCGACTTCAGCGGCGCCACCATGACCGGCATCGGCCCGGCGATCACGCTGCCGGCGGGACTGGGCAGCTACGGCTCGATCAACTGGGGCACCGCTGGCGGCAACATCCAGAGCAGCACCACGTCGGCCGGCCCGATTATCGATTTTCAGCCTAACCAGATCGAGTTCCTCGACGCGTCCACTAATATCGCGGCAACTCTAGCCGTGGGCGGTAGTGTAGGGGTGGGGTTCTCCACTGCGGGGGTGCTGAATGTCAGCGGCGCATCGACGCTGCTCGGCTCGGTGTCGCTATCCTGCAACACCGCCACGCCGCTGAACAGCAAGATCCCCGGCTGGTCGTCGCTCGTTAACGGCCAGTTGGAGGGATGGACCAACGCGGGTGTCACGACCCTGAACGTCGCCAGCGCCGGGGCCAATCTCGTGGCGTTCTATAATTCCGCCCTGACCACCGTCGGCACGATCACCTGGTCCGGCTCGAACGTGTCCTACAACACATCGTCCGATTACCGGATCAAAACCAACATCGCCCCGATGACCGGCGGCCTTGAGCGATTGTCTCAACTGAAACCAGTTACCTTCGAGTGGATCGACCGGCCCGACGCCACCTACGAGGGCTTTCTAGCCCACGAGGCGCAGGCGGTGGTGCCGACAGCAGTACACGGCACAAAGGACGCGGTGGACGCGGACGGCCAGCCGGTCATCCAGGGGCTCGATCCCGGCAAGATGGTGGCGCTGGTGGTCGCGGCCCTGCAGGAACTCAGTGCGGACTTCAACGCCTACAAGGCAGCGCACCCGTGAGCCAGACCGTCACCACCGTTCCGCCGGCACCGCCCGGCACCATGCAGCGGATCCCGTTTCCGCTGGAAAGCTACCAGCACGCATCCAAGCCGCTGTCATCGAAATACCTGCTGAACCTGATGGCCGAGCAGGCGCCGGCTGACGCGCGCGCCCAGGTGGTGCTGATACCGACTGCCGGCCTCGAGCTGAGCGTCACTGTTGGCAGCGGGCCGATCCATGCAATCAACGACGATATCCCCACCCGGGTCTACGTCGTCAGCGGCACGCATTTCTATCGGCTCTCCTCGCCGGGAGGCATCACCCAGCCCATCGAGATTGAGGACCTGGGCGACATCGGCACGCCGTCCGGCAATGCTCCGCTCTATCTCAAGATCACCATCGCGGTCGGCTTCAACGGCGTGGTGGTATGCGTGCCTCCAAACGCTTTCACCAGCACGAACAACCCGGGCGATGCGCTAAACCCGCTTGGCGGCACGTTTCCTGGCAACGCGAGTTCCGTGACCTTCCTCGATGGCTATTTCGTGTTCACCAAGATGGATGGCACCGGCTTTTTTATCAGCCTGTTGAACGATCCGACCAACTTCGACGCGCTGGACTTCGCATCCCTCGACGCCTTTGGCAACTGGATGTACCGCGTCGTCACCAACGGTCTCGATCTGTGGTTCGCCGGTATCGCTGGCCTGGAAATCTGGTACGACGCCGGCGCGCAAGACTTCCCGTTTCGTCGACGTCCAGGTGGCTTCATCCAGCACCCGGTCGCCTCGCCACGCTCGGTGGTGGTCGGCGACGGCTCGGTGTTCTGGCTCGGTCTG